CGCTCACGTAACACGGACCACACGGGGAAACAAGTTTTTATGTGGGGCCCATTTTGAACAAAATGCATAGGTCGAGCTCCATCAGAACGCACGAACGCTTCTTCTAGCCGTTACTTCGGCCAGCTATCTCACTGTCGCACTCCAGAACGCAAACGGGATGACGGGTGTTTCAGGAGGGAACGCCAGACAAGCTGGCGCTGCAGACTGTTGTCCGCCGGGCATCACTTCCGCCTCTCCCTATCAGGTGCGCCAATTCCACACAAACCCACAAGCTGCTCTAGCAAGTGGTAGCAGAAAAGGTTGGCCCTCCACTGTCTCTCCGGCAATTGTTCCGGTCTAACGGTACCTAAGCGCACCATTTTGTTGCGGAGCTCTTTAACCCGCCGAATCGGGCTAAGAGGAACTGCGCACAGTCTAAACGACTGCCATCGTATTTATTATGTAGCGCCCCCACCGGCCCTCCCTTCCATTAACGCATTTCCGGATCTGCGACTGCTGTGTGATATCCCAACAGTAGGTGAAGACAACCTAGCACTTCATTTCAACTTTTTCGCCTAAATTTGATTAACAAGGACTACTCGTAGTGTTCGCGTCCAGTTCGCAAACCCCGAAGGCAAGAGTGGTCAACGCAGCCACCGTCCACTACTACGGAAACTCGTTACTAACAACATTTCGTCTCAAGTACCTCAACTTTAGTGAAGCCAATGGTAGGTACGAAACCCACCAACTTCTGCTACTACAGCATCAACTACGCGCTCATCTGGTAACCAGAGCCGGGACACCCTATCACGACAAGAAGACTCGTACTGCATCTGCTCAGCCGGTGTATACCCATAAGCAAGCTCCACCTGTCGGCGAACCGACCATGAAACTTTAGGGCAAGCGTACTGACGTCGCTTCAGCAAATCTTTGTCGATCAGGATTCCCTGCCTCCAACGCACTTCAACATCAAGGATGGCGTTTTCATTAACAGCATTGTATACCTCCCAAGCTAAAGGCCCGATCATTGGTAATTCTGATGATACAAAAAGCTCACACATTGCAGAACCCTTAAGATACCTACGATAGGTCTTAGGGGGCACAAGCGCAAAACGATTCGTAACACCAAAATTGGCAACAGCTCTCCACGGGTCACGACAAAGAACCCACCGTCCATCATCCAAACGTATTGGACGAGAGCGACAAAATTCAATGTCCCAGTAGTTGTGGTGGTCTAGTCGCACCTCATTACCGGTCAGTGAGAACCCATAGGTTAGCATTACCCTACACATCTGAACAAAATCGCAATCTCCAGCCTCAACAAAAAACAAAGCGTCATCCCCATCACAGAGCATGTCCCACTTCTTGATCCCCATAAACCTGGCACATGTAGAAACCAACACATAATTCAATAAAGAATTACCCATCCCTGTATCTACATCCCCAGACATACGGTTCCCCCGAATGTGGTACTTAACCCCAGATGAACCAACACCGACATTGTTTAATTGCATCTTCAGAAGATCCCTAAACTCCTTGTTGTTAGGAAAACACTTCTCATAAATCGAATGGACACAACGTAGGTGCGTGACACCCACACTTGCATCGAAACTGCTAGCATCAAGGCTAATAATCACTGGATTCGCAAACTCAGCCGCCTTGGCGACAATAAGCTCAGCCCTCCCATAATTATCCAACCCTTTAGCAAAAACCCGTGTGCGCTTAACACCCCGAGCCTCACCCAAAAAGTGACACAATCTCCTCTCAATCGGTTTTAGAAACCGTGCTATCCATACATTGAACCGGGGTGTACGACCCTGAATCGCCCTCGGCTTCTTCTCCTCCGCTCCAACACCTGTTAGCTTATCCGCCTTAACAAACAAACTAACCCTGGCATCACGAGCTTCGAAGGGACGCTGTCGTATGCTGGCTGCCGCCTCAACGTAACGTCTGCGCTTAGATACAGAAAGAGCCATCACTGCCTCTTCTAAACTAAGCACATCCAATCGTCGAACATATTTAAACGCCCTATCCACCGTTGCTACAAGATCATCCACTCTCTCGCTCCCAAGATGTGGTTGCTCAACAAACACACGCCTAGCCAAGCTCGCATGTTCCGTACAGAAACACTGCGCATGCATTGTGCTAAATGTGCGATCCCCAATTTCTCGAAATGGTCTGCGGAACCATTGTTGACGACAATACCCCTTACCGTATCGGTCTATACCACCGCGTGAGCAGTTTGCGACATAGTCGCCGGCGTGAAGACTTTCAACAAGCTCGGGGCCACATCAACGCCTCGAAATTGCTCCCCCCGAAACCATATATTCTCGGATGGCGTCAAACCCATGTAGTGCAGCGTCCACCCAGGACGCATATGGTGCATGCTTCACGGAGCTGCCAAAGCTCCGCTCAGTAAGAAGTGCGCGGTCACCTGCCAACATCTTCAAAGCATCTGCCTCCTCCTCAGAGACCAGATACGCATCGATGACAGCAGCTGGCATGATTTTCACAAACTCACTTTCGTCAACATGATGTGCCTCTCTCCACGCGATAGCCCTTCCACACAACATGTGCAACAAGGACAAATCCCGCAGCTTGAGAACTGCATATTGCTTCAAATGAGCTGCTAGCTCACCCCTTCTACTTGGGTTTACGAAGATCGGCTCTGGCAGTTCAACCTCAACACTGCCGAACATAATCTTCTTGGAGCCACCTTGGGAAGGCCCTCCCTTGTCACATCCACCCTTAGCCACTGAGTTCCGAACATTTGCTTTAATGAACGCACTTGTGAGGCCGTAAGCGAGCCGAGCCGAAACCAAAGAGGCAACAACGAACCCAACCCTACCAACAATACCACACCACGCCCACCTCCGCAAATTGCTCTTCATCACAGCAACGCCAGGTGCGCCCGCCTGGACCACAAGCTGCCTCACAGCATCAAGTGGCCCCACCAGGAGGGACTCGCCCCTTCTGCCGGTTATCGTACGTAATAACCAGCCCGAGGTTCCAGTGACTTGCACACTGCTGTTGCCGTTTACACCCCCGGCATCCATGGGGCGCCCATTTGGACTGTCCCGGGCTTGGACCTCACCCGGTGTCGTAGTCCCCCAAACAACGTTAGGAATGGAACGCAGTTTCGACCTGCGGCAGGGTACAGGCGGCCCCATCAAACCACCTACTCGATCGAACAACGAACGAGCCTTCCCGCTCTTACCCATTAGAGGGATCCATCCACACACCCAGTCTCTGTGCTACGAGCGTCGTGCCCACATTCAGGAACCACCCTATCTGTCTTTCCAGCGTCAGAAGTCTTTGCTTCAGTCAGCGCAAATACCATGCGCATTGGCCCAGCACAAAAGTGCAATTCACCACCTTTATATAGCCTCAGTGTGAACAAGTTTTAGGAACCCTCGGCATACGAAACCCCGTTCTCTCACGGCGTCAACTTCTTCCAGTTTGCCATGGCAACAAATTCATTGTCACGTGCTACAAAGATGGCACCACCCAAGGTATGCAAAGAATCTCGGGCATAGATACCATGCAATCCATGGGTAATGTCAA